TAATGAGTGCGTCTTTTCAATTTTCCCTAGGGAAAGTGAAATTCTTAAATTCGTTTGGGCAACATTGCCATTACAAGGGCGAACATTTACGAACGAGAGAGGGATGAATGATGGTATAATCTCCGGTCTGTGATCCGGTGTAGAGGGACGTTCGCAGAATCAATTTCTCCTCCTCCAACACCACCAACAAGCCTTCTGAAACGCACTCTGATAGCTTCACTTCCGACAGGTCATCATTGATGTAGCCTGACGGGTCAACCCACGTTACGGCAACACGCTTATTCAGGTAGCTCTTGGGTATCTTTTTCATGTGAGCTTGTAATAAGATTTCCGGTATCGCCGCCCGTCCTTCCCGCGACCAACGAAGTACCGTTTCTTCTCCGCTTTCCCCGCCGAAATTAGTCGTCTTAAATGTGGCAGAACCCCCGACTCGGCCATGCGAAACTTCTCCGCCAATTCGGCGATGTTTAGCCAACCCGCCGGTATCTTATCCAGTCCATCTCTAGCCTCGGCCATGGCTTTGGCCCATTGAGCCAAATCCTTGTCGCGGGACGCTAGGGATGCATCCACACTCCGTCTATTTTCTCTGCCTGCCATATCTTGAAATTTCCTGTCCGTTTGCTAATCACGCCATACAGCCATCCATTGCCCCAGCGCATGGTTGCGTGGCGCAGAGCGGCATAGTGGAGGCGGGGTATGTCGGCCAAACATCCGCCGGAATAACCCTGCGCCCCACCATGCCTGACCGCGTGGATTGCCTCAATGCGGTGCAGATGACCCATCACGGTTGCACCCCCAGGTGGGGAAAACACTTCGGCTGTGTGCTTAACAGCGTGAACACTGGCTACCATTCCGTGGACGAACGCGACTTTGCCAATAGTGTGGACGCCCTTGTCGTAATGGTACGGATAGACCTTGCAGCCCATTTTGCGTAAATACGTTTCCAGTTTCGCAATTCCCTCCTTGGCATATTCACGAACGAGGCCATTCGCTGCCTCTTCCGCAACGCGGTATAATCTATGTTCATGGTTCCCATTCAAAAATACTGTGGGTTTGAGTCGCTCCAACCATCCATAGGCGGCAGTGCTGTCAGAAACGAGGTCGGAGTAGGCATCGGATTCCTCCCTCCCGATTCCTTTGCGTAATGCGCGAAAATCAAAGAAATCACCGAGGCAGATGCGGTGATCTGGCTTGAAGTCTTTGATGTGCTTCTCAAGGGCTACTATGGCCTCTTTTGAGGCCATATCCCCGTGCGCGTCACCAAACGCTACGAATTTTTCCCATTTTGCTTTGATATAATCCCTCCACCCGAAAAGATTTTTCTTGTTTAATGTGTCACATAGTCAGTAAGTTCCTCACATGAAAGCCAAGAAGGCCAAACGTGGTCGGCCCCCACTTAAAAACGCTAAACTCGCCGATATATTCATATCGCTGCGAATCAACCATAAGGACGCTAAACACCTCGATGACTTGTCCAAGCGGTGCGGCATGACACGCTCTAATTTCGTCCGCAGGGCCGTGGAGGATGCTGTAGTCCAGATTGAGCGCAAGACGCGCTTAAAAGCCAAGGAGAGGACGTTTGTGGACATGTGCAGGTTCATCATTGGTCGGGATTAGTCTTCTAGGGAACCGTGCTCCTTTGGGTTATACATATCTGAAAGGGTGTTGATGTATGCCCACATCTCTTCGCCATCATCTTCTCCGTATTCTGCGGTGAGTTGGCGTTTGTATTCCGCTATGGCGGGTTGGCCCTGCATTGTTGCTATTCTTGCCGCTCTCTCCACATGAGGATTTTGCACGAACTTTGCCGCTTGCTGTGCCGTCCAAACAACTGGCTTCGCCCCGCCGCGAACACCGTAGTTGGCAAGAGCAGTAGATAACAGCCAAGTTCTCGTTAAGACCTCCACCTCCGCCACTGGGTTAGTCCCTTGGGCAATGCTTGCGTATGAAGTTTTGCCAACCATTGAACCAGTTCCCTTGGATGCAGCTTCCTTCCTTGCTGTTGCAGCCATGGCATCTGCCAATAATTCATCCGCTGCAAATTCTTCCTTGCCCAGAACTGTCTTTAGATATTCCCTATAATTTTTATCATACTTGATAACTTGCAAATTGACTGCATCGGGGAATAATCCCGTTTCTCCCGCCGCTTGCTTCTCTATAACAATAGGGCCAGCAGCTTTGCTGGGCGTAGTGGAAACAAATTTGTAATGCTCCATCCTCACCTTGCGCCGAATATCGTCAATCAATCTCTTGGCCGTTTCAGCTTGAGGACTGCCACCTTCTGCAACCCGATTAAGGTTGTTCATTACTTCTTGGAGTTTTGCGTTTGGTATTTTTGGGCCTTTGGAGGCACTATACCCGAAAATTTGCCCGTAAATGTTCTTGTATCCTGCCTTGACTCCTTCCGGTAACGCATCCCCACGCAACGCCATGAGCAAAGGATCATCCTCCATGGCAACCAATGCAGCCTGTTGTGCTTCCAGCTTTTCTGATGCGGTTAATGAAGCCCTTCCAGCTTCCTCCTTTCTACGAATCAACTTTGCTGCTTTGGTTTCAGCTTTTTGGGCGGCGGTGAGTTGCTTTCTGATTGCAGCCTTCACTTCGGGTTCTGGAACTCCCTTCAATGCTTTAATCACTTCATTGGCAATGTTTTCACGCTTTGCCGTCCCGATCTTCAGGTAACTTGTTACATCTGTTGAAATGTTTTTCCCCTTGAAAAATCCTGCATCAAATAAAGCCCGAAGGTGTTTTGCGCTGATGTCCGATGACCCCTTGAAGGCATTAACAGCATTTCTGGCTACATCAAGGGCCGTCTTATCAAACCCAAAATTCCTTGCCATCTGGGGGGATGTTTTACTTATGGTGTCAATGGTTCCAATAAGTTTTCCAAGGTTTATCGTGTTGGCTTCAGCATCGTAAGCTCTCCTCATTAACTGACCACGGATCAGCTCATCCACTTCCCGCATTTCCGGCGATTTCCTCCCCAGCAACTTCACCAAGTTGCGGTACATTTCAGATTGTCCGGCATTTAGCGCAACATCATTCACCAGCTCTGGCATAACCCCTGTTGTGGACTTTGTGGGGTCAAGAAACAGTCTGTTTACTCCCGCTGCATCAAATTTAGCCACATGTTTCTTGTAATGGTCATTTGCCTTATTCAATAGAGCTTTAAATTCCTTGCCGCCTTGACTGGACTGACTGCTCAACACCTCGGTAATCTTTGCTCCTATTTTCTTCTTCGTGAAATCGTCAATCCCAGGAAGGATAGCGGGGTTCCCAAGTGAGTCATAAATTTTAGTCCGAAAAGCCCTCAAGTTTGCTAAAGATTGGAGGTCTTTTGCTCCCATTAAGGAGTCAATTATCGCTGTGTCTTGGGGAGACAGCCCACTAATAACTTTGTTATCTTTACCCACCAATCCCTGCTTTAAAGCCTTAATCTCTTCCTTCGCTAAAGAGATATTAAAAATCTCCGCATTAGCCATGGGATGTTCTTCAACTTTCCCATAAAGCTCACGATTCTTCCCCTTGAAAGTGTCGAGCCTTTGCTTGGCAAGAGCCGAAACTTTCTCGTAAGCACCTTGCGGGGGGGTCTTCCCCCATAGGTCGGACGTTCCCGTCAACCGCGTGGCCGCTCTTTCTGGAGCTTCAGCTCCAAGGGCTTTTAATCCCGCCTCGGATTCTGCGGCAGCTTGCCCCCTTATCTTTCCTAGCATGGATTCTCGCACTGTTTCCGCTGCCTCTGCGGCTTTTAGTTGCCCTTCTCCTGCCGCTGTCACCGCTTTTGATTGAGCAGCTACGGCATCATCAGAGATTTTCTGCAACTCTGCCACAAATGCCTTTTGTTCCGGAACGGCTTTTGCTAACTGCTGAAGTTCTGCATTTATTTCCGCTGGGGCTTTAGCTCCCGCCACCCTGCCTTCTACTAATTCTGAAAGTTTTAGGTAAACATCTTGGAATCTCTTTTTTAGTCCAAATGACAATGGCATCTCGGCAAGGGTAGCCTCCGCTTTCGCAAGGGCTATCTGTGCCTCTCCTGCTGTGATTGGGGGCATCCCCAGCTTCTCCCGTGCCGCGATTGATGTCTCAACAAGGGCTGGCTTTTTAGAGGCTTCGGTAATCTTGGCCGCTGCACCTTTCGCTCCGGCCCCCATCCATTCAAGACCGCGCTGCCCCACTCCCGTCAAAAGCGCTGTTGTCGCTGCTTCCTTGCCCAGAGTGCCGAGGGGAACGGGCGTTGCGTCTTCAGGTAAAAACTCCTGTGCGGCCTTTTGCCTAGCAAGCTGTGAGCCACTCATCGTTGTGGCGGTAGTTACGGCCCTTCTTGTAGGGGTGCTGGCAACCGCTTTGCGAAAGAGTGCCCAAAGACTTTTCTTCGCTCCCTCTTTCATTAAAAGAGAAGACCCAGCAGTTTCCGGAGCAGTTCCAATAGCGAAGATTGAAAGGGCTACATCAACAGCAGGGCCAGCTATGTCAAATACATCACCTATGCTCGCCCCCTTTTCATCTGCCAAACCCCACTTCCCGTTTCTCTTAATAATGTAGGTGTCTAATTCTTTATCATGGTGAACTAAATCAACCCCATCAAAGTGCTGCAAGATGCCCTTTTTGTCTCCCGCATTAGCTGCGCCAAGAAGTACCCTTTCCGGCGCGGTTAAAAGTGATTCACCCAACTCAAAATCAATTGCGCCAATCTTTTTTTCTAGCCGAACCTTATTGAGTTCTCCCCGCATACTTTGCAGGCCAGACCCTTGTGAGGTCTTTGATGTGGCTTTGAGCAGTTCATCCAAGGGCATTTCCTTCGGGAAGACCCTGCCTCCCGCCTGTCGGAACGCTCGTGCTGGAGGGCCACCTCCTAATAATGTAACTTGCGCGTTTAGATTGTACGCAGCAAGAAAGTCATCGTGTAATTTCTTCTCCTCCTCATCAAGAATTTCTGGTGAACGCGCAGATTTTGTTACCGCCGCTGCTTTTCGGAACTTATCCCACTTCTCCTCGGCTGCATCCTTCTCTGGCAGACTATAAAACGCCTGTGTCGCATCTGTTCCGCTTCCCTTTGTCACCCCTAAAGGGGGGATGTTCGTTCCCGTAGGGGGAGGAGGGGCGGTTAAGGGAGTTGGGGTGTATAAATCTTCCTTTTCCTGTGAAGGGCCAAAGAGCTTTCTTTCAAGTTCCTCGATTTGCTCATCAAGAGTCTTGGGGGGCGGTGGTGCTGGTGGTGGCATTTCTAGTTCTCCTTGGCTAGTTTCTTCAGTAATTCCAGATACCTACGTTTGCTGGCATCATCCATTAAGTTCGCAGCTTTGGCCGCTTTCAGCTTTTGAAGTTCAGTGTCTTCGGCAGAGGACAAGCCTCCTGAACCTTGAGGGGTTGCCCCCTTGTAAATGGCTTTCTCCAAATCAGGGTTAAAACGCAGACCTACATCCTTATATGCCTTGAGCTTTCTCTGTGTACGCTCCGTTTGCAACTGGGCAAATCCAAGCAGCTTCTCTAGGAAGTCTTCCCTTGTGGGATCACCTACCACGGTCTTCAGCCGCTTAAACTCCTGCTCGGTTACTGTCTTGCCCGACTCAATGAACAGCTTGTAATTAGCCATGTCCTGATACTTTTGAGACAGTCTGTTAACGATAAAACGATCTTCATTCTCATCATCAATGCCAAAAACAGTAAGCAACTCCGAGAGCGGCTTTTGAATTGGGCCAATAAAAGCAGTCATCTTGTCCTTCCCGTACTTTTCTGACAAATGCTTTATATCTTTAGCCAAACTTTCCCCATACATAGAAAGCTCATGGGCATTTGCCATATCAGTAAGGATTGCGTTATTCGGGGTTCTCCCCGCCCCTCTTACAAGGTCTTCCAAATGGGGCGGCACAAGCCGTCCTGGGTATTGGTAAAATGCCATAACATGAGCCATGTTGGACTTCATTTCCCTCATCTTTAAAGGATCAGGCTCTTTTCCTTCCTTCAGGTCTTTCTCAACGTCTTTTAAAAGCTCGTCGTATCTTACGCCAGCTTCAGCCGCCGCCTTGTAGCCTCGCGTTGAACCAGATAATCCAGTTCCCTTTTTCTTGGAATCAGCTATATCCCTTTCGCGTTTCTGTACTGCAATTTTGTCTCTATACGCTCCATAAAGTTGCATTATTGGGCCGCGCCCCATAAGCAACAGTGCTTCCCTTGACGGCTGTGGCCCCCGTGACCCTTGTGGCCCTAATTGCGCTCGCATCTGGATAATGCCATCTACTGCATCTTCTGTGGATAGCTCTGCCTTTTTGCTTGAGTCAGATTTTACTTTCAGCAAAGCCATAGCGTCTTCAAGACTCCTATCCGCAGTTTTTTCTGCCAACAATTCTTTTTCTATTCTTTGCCCTGCTAATCCTGTCCCTTGAAGCTCGGAAGGTGTCATGGTGTCGTATTTGTCCAAGCGACCTACTTCGCCCATATCCAAGCCTTCCAACATGGCTGGCGTTTCAGGTTGTTGTCCGGTAAAGAGCAAACGATCACCCAAGGCTTTCTCTCTAGCTTCAGGGCTTAATGACTCAAGTATGGCTTCTCGTCCTTGCCTTTCTTTAATTGCATCCCGTTCTAACTGCATCTTTAAATCAGTTAATTTGTCTTGCCTGACGCGGTCAGCTATTTCTCTGGCATCTTTTCTCCGTTTTTCTGCATCTTCCAACGCTTGCTTCCTGTCTTCCCCGCGCTCTCTGCGTCTCGCCGCAGCGTCCCAAGACCTCTTAAAGCCTCCCGAAAAGCCCTGCCCAAATCCTGCCCAAAAGTTTGCCATAATTATTTCTCCTGTATTTTACGGTCCGGTTGGCTTTGGTCCTGTAGGTTTAGCCCATTGAGTCCCATACGCCTCGCCAACCCCTCCAGCGAACGCGCCTCCGACTGTTCCAAGTATCTGCCCGAACCCACTCGGTTGAGCGGCGATCTGTGCTTGTTGCCCCCATATACCAGCTTGAGTCCCAAACAAGTTACCCTGCAACTGTTGTTGACCCTGCAACAACGCCTGTGCGCTGGTCGGTTGATACTGGATTGGGTTAAAGGTGGCTTGCATACCCTGTTGCGCTCCAGCCATTCCACCAAATTGCTGGCTGACGGGTGCTAACCCGCTAAAGCTTTGTAGGTTAGCCATCTGTTGTTGCTGCATCTGTTGTTGAGTAGCAGTCCTCTGCATTGCGTTGGCAAAGGATTGCTGTCTGGCTTGGTTCTTTTGTGCCAGTGCCGATTGCTCTTTCGCAAAGTCTGCCTCGGCAGCTTGGTTCCTTTGCCCAACAGCTTGCTGTTGCATACCAAACCCCGCAGTCCTCACGTTCTGTTGTTGCTGTAAACCTTGAAGAAGGTTCTGGTATTCAGACTCTTCAGCCTGATTACGCTGCGCCAGTGCCGAGAGTTCATCTGCCCGTTCACGCATCCTTTGTTGCGTGTTAAACTCTTGAGCCTGTAAGCCGGTAGCAAACTGCTGCCCTCTCGCTTGATTGATTTGATTCAGTGAGGTTTGCAGGTTTTGGAACTCCGCCTCCTGCGCTTGATTTCTTTGCCCTAATGCAGCCAATTCATCAGCGCGTTCCTGTACCTGTGCAGCGTTATCAAATCCCGCAGCTTGCGCCACGGCCCCAAGTTGAGCCTGACGCGCTTGGTTAACCTGCGCCAGTGAGGATTGAAGGTTCTGGTACTCCTGCTGCTGCGCCTGATTGCGCTGACCCAATGCACCGAGTTGGTCTACGCGCTCCTGCATTGCTGCTTCATTGCGCTGACCTGTAACTTGCTGCCCCATCCCAAACTCTGCTTGTTCCGCTCCTGTTCTCTGCTGGATGCCCGTTAGACGGTTGGCGAGGTTCTGCTGTGCTAGTCGTGATTCATAATCACCCGCGCTTTGCCCCGATTGCAGGAACCCTATCAAGTCTGCGAGGTTCTGGCGTTGCCCTGCATCTTCGGCTTGGCGTATTGCACGCGCCTCTTCTATAACCGCACCGCCTCCAAAAATGTTTCCGGTTGCAGCCGCTCTCCCTCTTGCAACCCTTCCTGCTTCCTCTCCCATAAGTTGGGATGTGCGACCTGTCTGCGCCCGATCAATAAATTGTTGTTCTGCGAACCTTCTACCGGCAAGGGAGGTTGGGTCAGCAGTTATTTCTGGAATATCCTGTAACCTTTCCAGACTTGGCGCAGCTTGAATCCTTTCCAGTGCAGCCATCTCTGCTGCGCTTTCAAGTGTGGGGCCGGTAGTTCCGAGTTCCGCAAATTGTGGTGCTTCCCCCACCCTACGCAGATCACCCAACTCTCCAGCCGTCTCGTAAGACGGGCCATAGCCGGACTCAAGATATTGCGGGGCAGTCTGTACCCTTCCAAGATCGCCCAACTCCGCTGCCCTCTGGTATTCGGGCGTATAAGCCACTTCAGACAGGGTGGGCGGTGCGCCAATCCTTTCAGCCGCAGCAACATCGCCTATCTCCTGCATCTCTGGAGCGGCAGGAACATCGCCAGGTTGATATGATTGAGCAAGGTTTCCAAGTAATTCACGCGCAGCAAATCCAGTTGGATCGGTTGATTCAAGAACCTTTCGCCCCAACTCTGCTGCTTCAGGGCCGTACTGTTCAAGTTGGTCTAGGAAGAACTCTGTTCGTTCTGGTGAAGTCTCCTTCTCAAATTCCCATTGCTTCCGAGCAAGGTCAGTATCGCTCATCCCCGTGAAGTCGGACATTAACGCTTCGTCCCTCTTGACTTCCGTGCGCTCGCCTTCGTCATTAATCTTAAAATAACGACTGGACGGGGTAAACGTCCCGTCACCACTCTCGTATCCTGAAAGGGTTTCTACCTTCGTAGTTCCGTACTGCTGCCCTGCGCCCCCGTGTTTGTGTGTCCAGCCGTGTGGATTTTCCTCTACAGCCTCCCACCAATCCATCCCCACATACTCACCCTCTTTAGCAAAGTGTCTGGGGTCATCTTTTCCAGCCCACTGGCTTTCAATCTTCCCATCAGAACCAACCTTCAGCCGAGGACGACCTTTCCCTGCGTCCATGATAAACTCCGGCATGGTGGTGCGAATATCTTGAGTTGAGTAAACAGGCTTTGATCCTTCTGGAACATCCAACTTCTCAAGGACATAGCCGTCCTTCAACACTTCGCCACCAAACTGCATTGCGCGTTGCAGTTCTTGCATAGCTGTGGCTGTCTCTACATTTGCCGCAGAGATTTCTGCTGCTGAAGGAGGTGTTGGTGCTGCGGGTGCTGATCCTTTTCCCATAATATTATACCTTTATTAATCTTCTCCTTGCGCGTTCCATCGGAACGCAAACTACCTTATCGTTATGCTTTGGCCTTACCCAAGCCATTGTCTCTGCTCGATGTCCCATGTCATTAAACATCTTTGTATAAAGCTCCTTCAACACCCCTTCGCCTTTAGCCACTGTAGCATCTACGAAACAAACTTTCCCTCCTGTATCAGCGTAATCCTTACGACAACCGTCCTCATCGTCTACAAGCCGAACAAGGGCAACTCCGGCAAGTTCCCCGCCCCGAACCACTGTCCAGTACCTCTTTTTGACGATGAACCACTGCACCCATTTCAACATGAGTGCCTTATCCCACTTACGGCAATGACCAAGATGTCTGTGGCAGAAGAGTCCCACTGTTAATGTCATTATATCCAAGGCAGTCATCGTTGTGGATCAATGGGTTGCCCAAACGCGCTGGTTTGGATTGATTGTAAGGCGAGTCTCCCACCGTCTGCTGTCACCTTAAACTGCATCTGGTCAAATCTCCCCTTGGAAACCATATTGTAACCTTTTCGGATAAGGTTGGTATCGCCAGTCAGGGAAAGGCTTGCATCCAGCGCACTGCCCGAAGCGGATAAGTCCTTATAGTAGTTAATTTCCCCATCCACTGCGTCAGTGTGGATGTTGCTAAAGTTAAACTGTGAGGAGTACCCGATCTTGTCTCCCCACGTTTCCCCGTAGGTATAGGCTCTGGTCGTGATGTAGGACTCGTAAGTATAGTTGCCATCCTTAAAGTCAGATATGGTTGTCGATGCTTCGGGCGTGGTATCGTCCCAAGTATAAAGCTCACCGTTCTGTGTGCCGATATTCAACTTTAACTGGCCGCTGAACGCGCTGATGACAAAGCCCCTCGCCTCCCATCCTGTCCAGAATCCGCACCAAGCTCCGGCAAGGAGGTTGTAGGTCAATACCGTGTCCGGCGTAGTGGCTGAATCCAACGGAACCGAGAGCATATAACGGTTGCGCCAGTAGGTTGCAGTGCATTTGCTAACCGCAGCTTGATTGATCCGGCCAATGTAATCATTGATGTTACGACTTACAGGCAGGGAGATATCTGTCTCTGTTCCGGCTTGAATAGACTGCAAAGACCTTACGCCGTCACGGGAAAGGAACATAATATCCGCACCCACCTGCTGGACTGTCCCGTCAGCCACGCAACCCGTCCGGTTATTGATGAGCTTGATAGTCCAATCTGAAACATTTTGAGTTGGGTCAGCCGTTACCTTATAAATTGATCTTTCCTTAAAAACATACAGGTCAAAGTTCTGTGCAGGAGCAAGGGCAGTGATTGGGTCACGATCATTGCCGATTCGCAGGTTATCACCCGCCAAATCCCACGCTTCACCGTCCAGTATCCCGCTCACATACAGTACATCGGAAGGAACATCAGTATCCGCGCTGGTAGCGAAAAGCCTGTTGGTGTGGGTTACAATAAACTTCGGTTCACTTGGTATTTGGGAGATATGAACCGTTCCTGTCGCATCCGTCCCACTGGAGGGGGAGGCGATGGCAACTGCGGGAGGGTTATCCTTATTATAGCCCGAACCCTCGTTAGTCATGGTCACACTGACCACGCTGCCGTCATAACCTAACACCGCCGTGCCGGTTGCGGTCACACCAGATGAAGGTGCGTCTATGGTTACAGTTGGAGGGGAAGTGTATCCTGATCCACCAGCAGTAATGGTGATACTGGTGATTTTACCGGCAGTAATTGTCTCGGCAGTGACAGGATCAGTGGAACCTTCAATATAACGCAGGGCACTTGCCTCATCAGTGTAATAAAAGCGATTGTTAAGCTGCGCGAAACGCACAACTGCACCAGAGGCATAGGTTGCTCCGGTTAGGAGGGTAAACCCACCTGCTTCAGTAACAGCCTTTAAGTAATTGGAACCGTCAGCAATGACAATGTACTCCTCACTGCCTGTATCAAAGTATCCAAGCGAGGTAATGGGAGCAACCAGTCCTTCCCAAATAGAAGTCTCGCTTTCCCAATCAACAGCAGTGTCTTCCCAAATCAAATACCCCGCCCGAAGGCTTGCACCCCTGCGGGTTACAGCATTTCCGAACTCATCGAGGTCAATGTTCTTGCCTTCAGCGTATGCGTCCTGCGGAACAAGGTTTGCACGGGACGCACTCACCTGTCCTCCCACAAAGCTGTTGTTCCCGTCGAGAATCAACGGGTCATCCAGTGCTTCATTGGATAGTACGGGCATTAGTTAACAAAATCCTGTGTCTGCCAGTGGTTAGGTACGTCAGGGATGATTCGGCTCTCCTTCGCTGGCTGCACGTTGTCCAAGTCCCTGCAAATCTGTAGTAAAGTCGTTGCTTCAGTGTATTTAGCCTGTGCCTTCTGGTATTGCATGGAGCGTTCAAGCATATCACCCTCTGCATAGGCCAGGAGCACGTTATCAGCACCCAAAATCACCGGAGAATCCGAATCACCAAGCTCGGTAAACTTTAATTTGCCTAATGCGTACAGTGTTCCAGCATTCTTGGGCGTTGGAAGGGGTTTAATCCGGCAATACCCGCTGGCATCAGGGGGCAGGGGAGTAAAATTGGTAGGATTAGCCCGACGAGAGCTAGTGTTCTCCCAAATGTTGGGGTCTAGCTGGAAGAATTGTATCCAGTTGGAACCCACAACCTCCGTCCCATCCTCTTTCCCTGTCTCGGTGAACTTCATGGCCACCACGAACTGCAACCTTGGGGCTGTGGAAGCAACTGTCGAGGATGTTGGGTAGTAAAAGATGGTTGGATCACCCGATAAAGTCAGTGTTTCATCCTCTGCTGCCACCGTCTTGGTTACAACTCCAAGTGCGTTCGTCCATAGCCCCGTATCCCATAACATACGGTAACGGTTGTTAACAAACTTCTTGCAGGTCGCGACAGAAGCGGAATCGGTATCGCTTAATTTAGTCGTAACTTGATCTGCCAATTCGGTTAATGTCATTGTCCTGCCTCTATCTGTTGTTCAAGTTGATTTATATATTTCCCAAGCTGCCTAATAAATTCTGCTCCCTCGTCTGTCTCCACTGCGTTCTCAAGCCCCACCGGATTCCTCTCCGCTATCTCCTGAAACCCGTTCAGCCTCACGCTCACGCAACCTGCGCTCACGAGCAGAAGCAATAAGAGAATCCACCACTTCATCTTTCTCCGCCTTCCTCTTTTGTGCCATCTGCGCCCGTGCTATGTCTCCAAGGGACTCCACCGCATCCACCAACCGAGGCAATGCGGCAAGTCCCTTGAGTGCCTCTAGTATCATTTTTTCTTGGCTGCATACTCCTTAAAGCAATCCACCAGTCCTTGACCAGCGAGATAACTCGGAACAATTATGACAACCGCACTGACAATGTTTGAAGTCAGTTCCGGTGACAGGTTTAACCATTCAGTAGCGGCTACAGTCAAAAGACCGCCAATAGCCATCCACAGTTTTCTCGATTTTAGTTTCTCTTTCATTCTTCTTTTATGAGTTTAACAATTTTAATCCCCGACCAAACACAAGTAAGAATCAGCAGGATCACCTTCAGAATAAGCTCAAAGTCTGTGAGCGAAACAGTTGCTAAAACGCCTCCGTTCACTCCGAACACCTTCAGCCATTCCAAATCATTTATCATCACTCCACCCGATTATCCTAAAAATTATTCAGCAGGTGCATCCTGCGCCTGTTGCCACGGAAACTTGGCTGGCAATGGACGCGCCTTTGCTGCTTCAATTTGTTTATCCAACGCATCTTTCCAGCCACCTTCCTCGGCAACACTATTCGCCTTGTCGATTGCCCAAGATTCTGGGAGGTCATCAAAGGGAATGAAGTTGTCAGGGTCTAGTGGACAGTTAATCGCGCTGTCCATATAGGAACTGTAACCATCATCGGATTGGGCGGTTAAACCCGCAACCAGAGTGATTACTACTTTTTGTTCAGAACCATTTACTTCCTCTGTTTTTACGAGAGGTTCCAGTCGGCTCCAGTTGTATGTGTTTGGCATAATGTTTGTTTGTTTGTTTGTTTAAGAGAACTTCGCTGCGACCCCGTAAGTTGTTCCGGCAGTTGCTCCGTAACAGTTTATCTGGATTACAAACTTACTGTAACCAGTACTCACTATGTCATAAGAAAATACATCAACTTGCATGCCTGCCGTATCATCATACTCTTCATTCCCGTTCCAAGTATGGCTTATTGAGGTCAAATTACCTGCCGTTTCAGGGGCCTCGCAGTCCACTAATAAAGTAACTGAATGTCCTGCCTGTGCCGAACTGGCGGTTACTGTAACGTCTTCGTTGTTTTCATCTAAAACAAGGTGCTGAATATTGCTCGCATCCATATCCACCGTGTAAGTGACTGTAGCCGATGCACTCGGCGTGATGGTCGTAACAGGTTGGGAGACTTGGCCGCTGGAGCCGATGGTCAGGGCTAAATTTTGGTCTTGAACCGAGGAATTAACATAGAATCTATGACTACCGTAGGAGTGGTAGTTCATCGTGTTTACAGTATCGTCACGACCATACCGGAACAGGATGCAGTGGTTCATGTCAGCCCCACCGTAAATCGCACCACCGCCACGCGCATCCTCGGTGAAGATACCAACATCAGAAGTATTGGTTATACCGGAAGTGGTTGCTGTTTTTACATGTAATTCAGAGGATGGGGCTGTGGTTCCAATTCCAAGTCCCGTTGCATCCAGACGCATCTCCTCTGTACCGTTGATACTCCAGTTTTGGTATCCCCCTGCACTAGAGGTATTAAATTTAAGATATGCACCAGAGCCGAGGAGGGTGTTGTTTATTACGGCATGCCCGTTAACATGGAGCTTTTCGGATGGCGAATCCGTCCCTATGCCGACGTTGCCGCTGGAGTCGATTCGCATCCGTTCGGTAATGGCGTTGGTATCCCCAGTATGAAATGCTAATCCTTGTGCGCCCCCAGTGCCGTCATCAAAAGAACTTATGGCTGCGGTAAAGGTGGTTGCGTTCTCACCAACCCCAATTAGCGGTTGATAATAGGAGGAGGTGGTAACCGCAGGAATGAAAATTGCCGCCTGTGAGGCATCCTCAAAGTCCAATGTTGCAACTCCCGCCAGTGGTCTATCAATGTGGAGGGAAGTGTACGGAGACGTAGTGCCTATGCCGACGTTGCCTCCCGACAAAATGGACACTCTATCGGCATCGCCCGTTCCAAAAATTAAATCCTCACTTGCGTTACATCTAACATAACACTTATCTGTTCCTGCTGACTCAAACTCCAATGTTCCTGTTCCAGCATCACTCTTGTTTATAGTTATGCCTACAGAGTTTGTACCGTCACCTACGGTTAAAGCATCAGACGGAGACGTAGTGCCGATGCCTAGCCTTGTGGGTATATCCACATATCTAGTTGTCCCGTCTATCCCTAGAGACTTTGTACCGTGTGCTCTAATCTCAAAATCCTGCCCAGAACCATCTGCGTTCACTACCGCAACGCCTGTTCCATTTGACTGAAGGTGCAATAGCGCATTGCCGTTGGTTGCGGCTGAAGAGAGCTTTAAATCGCAGTCAGAACTATCACGAAGGGATAAAGTACCAGCATAAGTCGCAGCGGTGCCATTTCCAATACCAAGACCATTGTAGTCCTCAAATATAATTCGGTCAGTTCCTTTAATAGTTCCGTCACCTGTCCAAATCCCAATCTGCTTATTTACTGGAGTGCCAACCTTACTGACATCACCAGAGCCAGAGGGAACGGCCCAAGAACAGGTTCCATCTCCGTCTTCGCGCAGGAACTTTGTTGCTCCTGTTTCGCCCGTAGACAGGACTGCTGTGCCTTCTGCAGAGGCACTCTGCCAAGAGCTAGTACCATCTCCATCTTCGCGTAGGAACTTTGTTCCGCCTGACTCGCCAGTAGACTTAACTTCCGTGCCTTCAAGATCAACGTAAGTCCCGTCCACTGCTGTTCCCTGCCAAACGCCCGTACCAATTGTTCCGACTGTCGCAAGGTTAGCCGCGCTTGTAATGGCAGCTTGAGTTGCTCCTGTAACAGTCGCAGCAGTTCCGGTGGTGTCTTGGTTCAGCGTGGGGAAAGTGCAGTTTGTAAGTGTACCCGATGCAGGAGTCCCAAGCGCAGGAGTTACCAGTGTTGGGCTGGTGGCAAATACCAGTGAACCACTCCCTGTTTCATCCGAAATAACTCCAGCTAACTGCGAGGATGTTGTGGCTGATAGGACAGAGAGATTGTTTGTGGTGTAAACCCCGTTTGTAACCGTAGCCGCATTGCCCGTGCAACTGCCCGACGAACCGGATACATCGCCCGTTACATCTCCGGTAATATCCCCGACAAAAGCTGTTGAGGTTACAGAAGTAAGTCCGGTTAAGGTGGCATCAAGGTTAAGGGTGATTGCACCGGAGGAACCTCCACCATTCAAGTTCGTTCCCGCTGTTACACTTTCAATATCTCCAGCAACAGTTTGCCACGAACAAGTCCCATCACCGTCCTCACGCAGGAACTTTGTTCCCCCGCTTTCACCTGTGGACTTAACCTCTGTGCCTTCAAGGTCTACATAAGTGCCATCAACCGCTGTGCCTTGCCAGACCCCTGTTCCGATAGTCCCAACCGTTACGAGGTTGGCTGCGCTGGTGATAGCGGCTTGAGTTGCGCCCGTTACGGTTGCTGCCGTGCCGCTGACGTTCCCTGTGACATCGCCGGTCAAATCTCCGGTAACGTCTCCGGTCAAATCTCCAGTGACATCTCCAGTAACGTCTCCGGTTACATTGCCCGTTACGTTTCCTGTAACCGCACCCGTGTGGGTTCCTGCGCTATCACCTGTTAAGTCTCCGGTAACATCCCCTGTTACATCACCCGTCACGTTGCCTGTCACATTCCCCGTCACGTTGCCTGTGACCGCTCCTGTGATGTTTCCTACAAAGGCCGTGGAGGTTACACTTGTTAATCCGGTTATGGTTGTGTCGAGGTTAAGCGTTACATCCCCGCTTGTGCCTCCCCCATTTAAATTCGTTCCGGCAGTAACTCCAGTGATATCACCTGTCTCCGGCGTAAACCATTCCAGTGTACCTGCCCCGTCTGAAGTCCTTAAAGCCTGACCGCTCCCTCCCACCGCAGTCGGAACAGTGAGCGTGTAGGTCGTAACAGTCGCAGGGGTTCCTATCCCAAAGTATTCTCCACCCGCATCATCTTCCAGACGTAGATCATCTGAAAGTGTGGTCACACCTGTCACCGCCATCGTTCCGGTTGACTTAACTCCGGCAGTGCTTAACTGAAGCGTTGAATCAGTTGCGTCACCGTCCTGCACCGTGTCCAGAGATGCAGTTAGCCCACTGGCACTTGTCGTCTTGAGCAACTCCGTGTAGCTCGATGCAATAGTTCTTCCCGTTAGCGTAGCCATAACTTAAAACCCCCAAGCTCTTTTTATCTGTTTCGTACTAAATTGTGATTTGCGAA